CAGCGCAAACACTAGATAAAATAATAAAATTATTTAGTAAAGAGCGACAAAGAAGACCACACATGCGACAAGAGGTTGGTTACATTGAAAGTATTATATTTGATGGCATGGAAGAAAATCCAGTCAGAGCTAAATTTGATACAGGTAATTCAGCCTCAGCAAGTATGTTACATGTTGATAAAATGAGTATCGAAGGGGATACAGCAATATGGGAGAAGAATGGTCATAAATTTGAAAGTGAAATTATTGATATATCTGAACCATCTCGTGGTATGGAACCCTTTGATAAAAGACCAGTAGTAGAACATGGTATTACATTTAATAATAAAAAATATATCGTAGAGATAGGATTATCTGAAAAGGATACAGCATCAGAGATGTTAGTAAATAGAAAACTTATGACCAAGTTAAGGGTTTCAGTTCATCCGAATAGATTATTTATGGTAAGTAATGTTGCTCTACGCAACGATAATAACGATCATTAATAGGATTTATAATATTATAAATAATACCATTGATTATTCGTATTATGAAAACATATTAACTAACTCAATAACATAGAGGATAAAGCGATGGCATTTCAAGTATCACCCGGCGTCGAAATTAAAGAAATCGATGCAACAAATGCAGTCCCGGCAGTATCAACCAGTATTGGTGGATTTGCAGGAGCATTTAATTGGGGTCCGGTTGACGAAATAGTAACAATAGGTTCTGAAAATGAACTTGTTGAGAAATTTGGTTCACCAGACGACAATACAGCAAAATACTTTCTCGTAGCTGCGTCATTCTTAAAGTATGGAAACGCACTGAAAGTAGTTCGTGCTGCATCAGGTCACGTTAACGCGACTTCTGATGGTAGTACAGGACAACTCATTAAAAATGAAGATGACTACGATAGTAATTATTCCACTGGCTCGTTGAGCGTAGGTAATTGGACGGCTAAACACCCAGGAGTTTTAGGAAATAGCTTAAAAGTGTCAATGATTACTCAGGGAATTACTTCCTTTAGTTCATGGACATATGCAAGCTCTTTTGATTCTGCACCAGGTACATCTGACTACGCGTCAGGTCTTGGTAAAACATCTGCAAACGATGAATTGCATATTGCAATCATTGATGAAGATGGTGCAATATCAGGGACTCCAGGTACTATATTGGAAACTTTTGGTTTCCTATCTCAAGCTTCTGATGCTAAAAAATCAGATGGTACATCAAACTACTATAAAGATGTGATTAATTCACAATCTTCATATGTTTGGTGGACTGACCATGATTCATCATTATCAGATGCTGGAGAAACTATAGCAGCCAACACTTCATTTACCACTAACTCAGCCGCAATCGAAGATTCATTCGGTGGTGGAACCGATGATAACTCACCAACAGTAGGTGAAATTGCATTGGCATATGACCTTTTAGAAGATGCTGAAACAGTAGATGTAAATCTATTATTTGCAACTCCAGACGCTAATGGCGCTGAAGATATTGCAGAGGATTTAATATCTATTGCATCAACACGTAAAGATTGTATGGCATTTGTATCACCTCCATTAGAAGACACAGTAGGTAGTTCAACACCAGCTGCAGATGTTAAGGCATTCGCAGATGGATTAACTTCTACATCATATGCTTCTTGTGATTCTACAGCACTATATGTATACGACAAATATAACGATGTATACAGATGGATTGGAGCTGCAGGTCACCAAGCAGGATTATGTGCTAATACTGATTCAGTAGCAGACGCATGGTTCTCACCAGCTGGTGTAAACAGAGGTCAATTATTAGGCGTAACAAAACTTGCATTTAATCCTAAGAAAGCAGATAGAGACACATTATATAAAGCAAGAGTAAATCCAATAGTATCATTACCTGGACAAGGTACTTTACTATTTGGTGACAAAACTTTATTAAGTAGACCTTCAGCATTCGATAGAATAAATGTACGAAGATTATTCATTGTATTAGAAAAAGCAATTAGTACTGCTGCAAAGGCACAACTATTTGAATTCAATGATGAATTTACAAGGGCACAATTTAGAAATTTATTGGAGCCTTTTTTAAGAGATGTAAAAGGACGAAGAGGTCTTACAGACTTTTTAGTTGTTTGCGATGAAACAAATAATACAGGTCAAGTAATTGACACTAACCGATTTGTTGCAGACATATTCATTAAGCCTGCAAGGTCCATTAACTTCATTACATTAAATTTCATAGCAACTAGATCTGGGGTTGAATTCTCAGAAATAGCAGGTTCATAGGAGATAAAACATGGCAATTTTAGGAGTAGATGATTTTAAATCTAAACTAGTAGGCGGTGGCGCTCGTGCCAACATGTTCAAAGTCACTTTGAACTTCCCTAGTTATGCACAAGGCGATGTTGAATTAACATCATTTATGTGTAAAACAGCACAGATGCCTTCATCTGTTATTGCACCTATCCCTGTACTTTTCAGAGGTAGACAATTACAGATTGCTGGTGATAGAACATTTGACCCTTGGTCAATTACTATTATCAATGATACAGGTTTCGAAGTTCGTAACGCTATGGAACGATGGATGAATGGTATTAACAGTCATAACGCAAACACAGGACTTTCAAATCCAAGTGACTATCAGTCAGATGCAATTGTTGAACAATTGAATAAAGCTGGTGAAGTAACTAAAAAATATGATTTTAGAGGAATATTCCCTACAAACATGTCAGAGATTGAAGTCAGTTATGATTCAGAAAATACTATAGAAGAGTTCACAATGGAATTCCAGGTTCAATACTGGGAATCTTCAACGACTTCTTAGGTTTATAAATAATATTGGAAGAGGGGATTTAATTATCCCCTCCGATAATATGAGGTGAAATATGGCAGAATTTTTTGGATTCGAAATAAACAGAAAAGGCAAAGGAAAAGAACCTTTAAGGCCTTCTTTTGTACCACGTACCGATGGAGATGATGGCGCTGGCGTTATAAAAGCTGGTGGACATTTTGGTGCGTATATTGATATGGACGGCGATAAGGCCAAGTCCGATGTCGATTTAATAATGAAATATAGAGATATTTCCTCACAGCCCGAGTGTGATGCTGCAATCGAGGATATCGTAAATGAAGCTATTGTTGGAGACCATAATGAGGCTCCAATTAATCTAATTTTAGATGAATTAGATATATCAGATAAAATAAAAGAAACAATACAACATGAGTTTGATTCAATTCTTTCCATGTTAGGTTTTAATTCATATTCACATGATATATTTAGAAAATGGTATGTTGATGGTAGATTACCGTACCACATTATTATTAATAATGAACAACCAAAGCAAGGAATTAAAGAATTAAGATATATAGACCCAGCAAAATTAAGAAAGGTTAAAGAAGTTGAAGAACAGAATGACCCAAAGACTGGTGCTAAACTAATTAAAAAAGTAGATGAATACTTTTTATATCAAGACAAATCATTAAATGTTGCAGACCAAGGTGTTAAAATATATCCTGATGCTATAGCATATTGTACATCTGGTATGATGGACCCAGGCAGAAAAAAAATATTATCTTATCTGCATAAGGCTCTCAAACCAGTTAACCAATTAAGAATGATGGAAGACTCTGTTGTGATATACAGAATATCAAGAGCTCCAGAACGAAGAATATTTTATATTGATGTTGGTAACTTACCAAAAGGTAAGGCTGAAGAATACCTAAGAGGTATTATGAATCAATATAGAAATAAATTGGTTTATGATGCTAAGACTGGCGACATTAAAGATGACAGAAAACATATGTCAATGTTGGAGGACTTTTTCTTACCTCGTAGAGAAGGCGGAAGAGGAACTGAAATCACAACATTACCTGGTGGAGAAAACCTAGGCCAGATAGATGATATTATATATTTCCAAAAGAAATTATACAAATCCCTCAATGTACCGGTTAATAGATTAGAGCAAGAAGCACAGTTTACATTAGGTAGAGCTTCAGAGATAACAAGAGACGAAGTTAAGTTTAAAAAGTTTATTGATAGATTGAGAAAAAGATTCTCTGACCTATTCATGCAATTACTTAAAACACAATTACTGTTAAAAGGAATATGTACACAAGAGGATTGGAAAAGTTGGAAGGAAAGTATTGCCTTTGATTATATTGAAGATAACTACTTCTCTGAATTAAAACAATCCGAAATGATAAGAGAAAGATTTGATTTACTAGGTAGTGTTCAAGATTATGTAGGTAAATACCTATCACATGAATGGGTTGCTAAAAATGTTTTAAGAATGTCTGAAGAAGATATGAAAGACATGGAGAAACAAATAGAGGCCGAAACAAAGGCTGGTGCACATTCTGAAGAAGAGTTTTAGTAGTTAAGGAACAAAAAATTATAAATATAACAATGAAGGCCTTTAAAACACACTTTAACGAACAGGTTGAATTAGAAAATCTGTTATATGAGATGTCCGAAGAGGACTTTGATGCCTTATTAGAAACACTTGATTATCAAGAGTTGGAAATAGTCGAAGGTATTTTTGGTGCCATTGCAAAAGGTGTAAAGGCTGTAGCAAAAGGTGCTGGTAAATTAGCAGCCAAAGGTGCCAAAGCTGGTGCAAAGGCAGCAATTAAAAAGGGTAAAGAAAAGTTTACAGCAAAAGGTAAGGCTGATGCAGCTGATAAGAAGGCTGCCAAGATAACACAAAAGCGTAAAGATGCTGAAAGGTTAGCTAAGGCACAAGCTGTAATTAAAAAAGAGCGTGAGGCTCTTAAAAAGCTCAAAGACCGTGAAGGTGAGGGAGGCAGTAAAGTAGCTGCTTTAAGAGATAAAATTAAAAACATGATGCAAAAGAAGAAGGAATTAGAACCTTCTCCTGCATAAACAAGTGAGGATAATATGTCAGTAGAAAATATAATTAAAAATTTAAATGTTGGCGATAATGTAAATGCAAATAAAGAATTTGATTTAGTTATGGCCGGCAAAATTACAGCTGCATTAGATGCGAAGAAGATAGAAATAGCATCTACTATGGCTGAAAGAAAAAAAGAAGAAGAATAAATGCATACATTTGTTGAGTTAAGAGAGAAGCTCAAATTAGCTTCTGGCGAAAAGAAGGTCACATCTTCTAAAGCTGGTAAGCAAAAAAATGTTGAGGTTGTTATTACCAAAAAGGGTAATAAATTTGGAGTTTATGTAGATAACGAGTTACTCGATAATAACTACAAAAATGAAAAAGAAGCTCAAAAAGCAGCAAATGATATGATAAAACTGTTAGGAATATAACATGAAGTTAATAACAGAATATGTAGAACAAGAATTAGATGTAATATGTGAGGCTAAGAAAAATGGTGAGAAAAGCTATTTTATCGAAGGCGTCTTTATGCAATCTAATAAAAAGAATAGAAACGGTAGAATATACGAAAAGAAAACTATGGAAAAAGCCTTAGAAAAGTATGTTACCGAACAAGTTAAAACAGGGAGAGCTGTTGGAGAGTTAAATCATCCAGAAGGACCAACAGTAAACCTTGATAAAGTTTCGCACAAGATCACAGACCTGCATTGGCAGGGAAATGATGTTGTGGGTAAGGCATCAATACTTAAAACGCCAATGGGAAAAATAGTCGAAGGACTCCTCGATGGCGGTGTTAAGCTTGGTGTGTCAAGTCGTGGTATGGGAAGTCTTGTACAAAAGAATGGTGTCAGTTATGTGGGGAATGACTTTATGTTATCCACTATAGATATAGTCCAGGACCCTTCAGCTCCAAGTGCATTTGTAAATGGAGTTATGGAAGGTGTTGACTGGGTATGGGATAATGGCATTATTAAAGCACAGGATATTGAAGGAATTGAGACTGAG